GGACATGATTAAGTGTGTAGAATAAATCCTGTTAGTATAATATGATTCGAAGTCTTTATCTAACTGAAACACTAATGAAGTGGTGGGAACAATAATAAGCTTTCTACCTTTCAGATAATCACACAACATAAATATAATTAGAGATTTACCACTTGCAGTTGGTGAAAGTATCAACGCTCGTTCTGTTCTCAATGCATGAGCAAAAGCACCAAGCTGATAGTCGTAAGGTTTTATTTTATAATCTTTAGTAAAGGATTCTAATTGTGGTATAGATATATCGTGAACAGAATCTAGATTATCCTCTAAGAATAAATCATAGTCACGTTGTTCTGTAAATAGTTTTATGTGATGTATAAGTCCGCTATAGATAAGCTTTGTATTAATATTGAATAATCTAATCTTACCGTCCCAATAGCGATTGCGATATGCTGGCATAAATGATGCACCAGGAACATCAAATGTAAAGTAGTCACTTAATTCTCTGCATGTTGATTTTTCAGCATCAACTTGTATATAGACGGAGTTGTATCTTCTGACTCTGATTGAGTCTCTTCTACTACTCTCACTTCTGGATAGTCGTACTTCTTGTTCCATAATTCAGCATGATCTTTTTTAAATTTCGCTATTCTCAATTTTAGTCTAGATACTACTTCTTCTCTATCCTGTAATGAATCTATTCCAGTCGATTGCATTCTTTATCTGAAATCCTCTATTATTTATTTGTCGTAAAACCGCTTCTAAATATCCCACTTTTTCTTCTTGTACAGATACACGTAAACTTTGCTCTGTAAGAGCATCATCACTATCAATATATAAGTCAACTTCATTCTTTAACAATTTCTTATAGAACTGTTCTCTACCAAGTTCTTGCAATTCTTCTTGATCCAGTTCACCAAGGTAATACTCAAGCAAAACTCTACGTTTCTTTTTGAGTTCAGCTTTTGCAGAAAATAGTTTGATACGTTCTGCCATGAATATTTTTAGATACTTGTTGTGTAATACAGGTATATTAGAACTTTCAGTTGCTAATTCAGTTTCATCGATGGAACTATCTTTAGTCCACATCTCCATAATATCTTCTATTTTCATGTGTCCCTTTTACCATAACTATCATTTAATACTTGTTGTATTTGTTTCTGTGTTGCACATACTATTCTTTCTATAGGCTTATATGCAGTATACTCTTTTGTTAGTTGCTTTGTCAGTGCAACTCTAAGTTCTTCTGAACCTAATCCTGTTCTACATTCTTCTCTTGAAACAAAAGAAGGTTTTTGTAAAATATACAAATCCTGATATCCTCCCACAACGCCTGAGAATATCACTACTACTAACCAGTTCATTTTTTATTTTCCCTTGCTTTGAGTCTAGCTTGTTCTAAGTCTTTAGCTAACTCCATTTTACGTTGATGCTCTTTTACACCTCTAAATTTTTCTCGGTGTTCAGGAACGTATCTTATATATTCTTTGATTGCAGTACCACTGAAACCTTTGAACAACAGCTTACCTTCTCCGTAGACAGTGCCTGAGGAGCCTTGTAGATCAAGTATATACTTATCATTTTTTATAATCATACTATCACTATAACATATTTATTTTATAAAGTCAATCGTATACTTTCTATAATTGAATGAAACGGAGCCTTGCAAATATTCGATATCGGTACTTTGTGTACTAAACTCTAAACCACCTATGCTTATTGGATATAAGTCTATAAAGTTTATCAATATATTTGGTTGATACTGTGCAGTTGTAATAATCATACTACCATCTGAATACACTAAACCTGATCTTTCGTTTCTTTGCTGTAAAGCACTTTGTAGATTTGCTCTCTGTTCGAAATTATCTGGATAACCTAAACCTATCAACCAATCATATATTTCTTTGAAGTTCTTCATATCTTCATCTATAGCGAAAGATAAGTTTAAAGGTGAGAATGCAAGCTTATCACCTGGTACAGGTATTCTTATGAATAAGTTTTCTTGATCAACCTGTCCTAAAGTAATGTCAGGAATATCTGCACTAGTGCAAAAATAGTTTACATGAGGTAATTTCTGTATTGCAAATTTAAAACCTGTAGGTGAGAGAAAACTCAGATTTGCAGGCATTGTTCTTTGTAGTGAACCCATATCTAATACTCCTTATCCACTATTTATAAGAACAATAAAAAAGGGCGCCGAAACGCCCTTTTTAGTTTTAAGTTAATTAGTTACTAATTACATTAAGTTTGCTACTTTAGACAATCTGTAATAGATGTTCTTCTTAGCGAAAGCAATTGCACCATCGGCGTTAGATGTTGCGAATGGGTTTGCTACCATTCCATATCTAGTTTTGAAGCCGATTTTTGGTTGGAAAGTATTCTCTCCAATTGCTCTTACCATCTGTAGAGGCACATATGGGCAATAGAAAAGTCCAGCATCAAATGCACTTGAACCTTTGTAGCCTAATGTGTAATAGTTCTCAGCAGAGGCACCGGAGTTTGCAGGTGAGAAATAAGGATCGATATACACCTTAATTCTTCCATTAAGCACACCAGCAAAGGTGTTACCTGTGTCATCTACTTGCAGATTATTGTTAAGAGCAGGTGTGTAGTCGAGAACACCAGCCATTTGAAGAGCAGAAGCAACATCAGATGAGCAGATCATCATGTTACCTTTCCCTCGTCTGGTAGCTTTTGCGATTTCGTTAGCATCTCTTTCGATGTTAAACATTAAACCTTTGAACTTTTCTACGCTCCAACGTCCGTTTGAGTCTGTGTCTAAGTCAAAAGTACCAGCAGTTGTCACGTTGTTTTGTGAACCAGCTGTAGCTGTGTAGTTAATTGTTCTCACAACTTCTCTGTTGATTTCAGCTAAGATTTCAGCAGATAGTATGTTTGACAATTCGGTTTCAGCATCAAGTCCATGAATTGCTTTCAAGTCTTGTGCTAATTCCATTGTGTACTCAGCTTTTAACGCTCTTGAAACAGCAGTCACTGAGATTTTCTCTATTGAGAAAGCCATTTCTTGGAAGTGATTTGACGCACCATCACCCAAAGCTTCAGCTTGTGCTGTTGTCATACCAGTACCAACGGTGTATCCTGAACCTGATGCTCTTGCGGTTGGATCTGCACCAGCTTGTTGTAGAGGTGTTGAACCACCATCTACGACATCTTGTGATGCGTTGTTTCCTGCCGCCGAACCAGAGAACACTGTGTTCACTTCATTGAACAGTGCTTCAGATCCACCTTGTGTTGATGTTCTGGATCTCATCGCAAAGATAAGTCCTGTTGGGCCACTCATTGGTTGTACACCACAGATGTCATATGCAATTAGATTTGGCATAGAACGTCTTACGAGTGAGATTAACACTGGATCGAAAGTGTCAATTGAGCCATCACTAGCAGTTGATGATGACGCTCCCATTGCGTTAGTTGGCGCCGCTTCTCCGAGAAGAGAAGGAGCTTGATATCCACCCGTTCCATGAGATTCCTCTCTGGCGGATCTTTCTTGGTTCTCAAGAAGAGTTGCAGTTACGGCTCTTTTATGTGCATCTTTAATCTCTGCTAAATCAGGATGCTCAAGAACTGGCTGCCACTTCTTTTGAAGTTCATCAGATTGATACATTTTAGTCTCCTTTTAAACTAATTTCAGCCTATTAATCAATATTTATAATTTACTACTTTTTGATGCTTCGAGATATGGCACTCATATAGTTTGCCATAGAGCCGTTCACTTTTGTTTCTTCCTCTAGATTTTCTAGGGGTTCCTCATCAGACACATCGTTATTTTCAACAACTTCTTCTTGTGGGAAGTAGTTCTCTTTTATAGTCTCTAGCTTTGCTGTGTAGTCATCGCCTTCGTAGTCAACACCTTCAGCTAGTGATATAAACTTTTCCTTTTGTGTTTCAGTGAGTCCTTCACTTACTTCACCTAAGGCTTTGTTCATTTTTAGAGCATTCAACTCTTTTCTGAGTTCAATGTTCTTTTCTATTTCTTCGTTTACAGCAGACTCTTGTTCTTCAACTTTGGCTGCCATCTCATCAACGATATCTACTTTATCTTCAGGAATGTCGATATAGTTTTCGGTGAAAAGATTTCTAAGTCCAACCATGAAGTTTTCTACGATTTCAGAACGTATGCCTTTTTCGATAGCAAGTTCATTTTCTTTTACCCACTCGTTTACTACGTAGTCTAGGTAATCGTCAAGCTTGCTTTCCATATCGGCTCTTGCTGTTGCTCTTTCTACTTCAATCTCAGCATTCATGTCTATAGTAGCAGACTCTAATACTTCGTTTACTTTTGATAGAACAGCAGATTCAAAGATAGTTGTCGCTTTATCTCTGAAATCTTCTGATAGATCTTCAGAACCAAACATTGCTTTCATGTCTTCTGATACATCGATATCATCTTTTGACACTTTGATTATTTCTGATAATGTTGGTGAATCGTCTTCGACTTCTTCGCCCATTTTCTTACCCTTTTTCTTAGGGCTATGCATGGCATTCACTGCCATCTCATTTGTTTTAGGGTTCATCATGGCAGTAACCATATTTGTAACCTCAGCTTTTTTCATTGACTGTAATTTTTCTACAGCCGCCGAAATCATACCAACTTTTGTGCTAGGTAATTTAGCCATAGGTTCTCCACCTTTTGGTGCTTCTTTACCTGAATTTGTTTTAGCCTCTGGATCTGGAATTTCTGAAGGATCGCCCATTGATGCTTTTTTACCTTCATCAATGCTATCATCTAAGTCAACTTCAACTTCCTGATCAGCAACTACATCATCGAGGATTTGATCTTCCTCTAGATTTGTTTCTTGAACTTGATCGGACATGTACTTGCTCCTTTTGATCGATTTTAAGTTATTTACAATCTATTTATAAAATCATAATTTTGAAAGAAAATTTTCAAAAACTTTTAGTTTAACATTCTCTAATTCACTCTTTGAGGCTGTCTTAACCTCTGTATGCATACTAGAAATATCGGCTTCTTTAATGATTCCGTTATCCCATACCCATTCTTTACTTTCCATGATACCATTTACAAACGCATTTGGTGCTGACGGATCTGCCACGATGTCGGCGGCAGTTGCTAGATAAAAATCTTTCTGCACTTCGTTAGTACCATTTACTTGTTTTAGACTTCCCATACCACGACTTGATACTCCTAATTGAGCGCCTTCATTTATAAGTGACTCAACTATTTTACCATATGGTGTGTCAGTCATAATCTTAGCTTTACCCATAAAGTTTGAACCATCTGGTTCTAGTTGTGTTATCATATGCGATACTCTTTCTAGATTGATAGTTGGACCTTGTGGGTGTCCTAATTCTCCATATGCTCGGTTCTTAGCAATATATTCTTTGTTATATCTATTTACTTCTTTTAGTAACACATCTTTTGGATACATTCTACCATTTCGGTTTTTCATGTCAGCTTGCATAAAGATACCTTCTATATGCAATGCTTTCTTACCTTTAGCATCTTCTGAGATTTCGTGTTTAATTTCTTCGTTAACTTCGGTTATCAGTTTCATCTCTAACTCCCACCAGAGGCAACGTGTGTGCCTGTAACAGTAGTTGGACCTCTGAGTCCTTGTCCTATTACTAGATTAACTACTACAGTTCCGTTTGCTGGTATCTTAATGGTGCCTACATTTGCATCATCGTCTTCATTTCTTACAGTGACTTCAGTTGCAGAGGTATGTCCACAAAGATAAACAGCAGTTGCAGTTTTAAACTTTGTCGTGCCTGTAGCAAGTGCTGTTGCTGTTCCCTTTACTGATATTCCCATTTCTTTACCCTATTTCTTATACATGATGTCTAATACTTTCATAAGTCCTTCTGGACTTCCATCAATCATTTTCTCTACTTTCTTTTTTAATTCAGGCTTTGTAATCCTTTTATCATAAGACTGCACTATCATATTAGCTGTCTGCATATCGATATTCATCATCTTACCGTTTTTAAATTTTACTTTAGAAGCCTGCTTGTCTTTGACAATTTTACGCAGTGTATCTAATACGCCCTCATTTAACATTTTTGATATCACCATTAAAGATGTGATCCTGTCCGTTTGGTTCAGCATCAGACTTTACAAATGAATGCATTCTTACAAATTCTTCTTCACCCTTAGAACGTGGTTTTAGTTCTTTGGCTTCTTTATCATCGTCTTGCTTATCCATATTCGCAAAGTCGGCGGCGATATTTTCGTCAAATTGTTTAAACCTCTGTAGTTTCATCTGCTGGTACCTCTACCTCTTGTGGCTCATCTACTTCAACCTCTGCTTCTTTTTGAGGTGACATAAAATTAGCAGTAACATCTAGCTTCTTTAACTCAATAGCACTTTGAACTCTATCTGCTAGTATATCATGTATAGCATGTTTAAAATCTTGAGATTTGCCATCTACTGCAAATTCTACTGCATCTTTTGTAGTATAGTCAGCCATATTATTTCCTTTCACTTATTTATAATTTATTCTTCTTCATCAGCAGGTTCTTCATTTTCTGCTTCGGCTTCTATTTGTTTATCTATATCCTCTTTCTCTTCATCAGTTTGTTTTAGAACATTACTTCTAATCCAATCAGTAGAGAAGTATTTACCAGTATATTGATCAATTTCTTGTAATAGTGTTAATCTTTCTCGCAATACTTCTGCATCTCTGAGTTCTGAGAAATGGTTATCTTCTTGATAGTCAAACTTAATTAAATCTTTAATTTCATTCCATTCACCAAATGTCATGATGCCTTTAAGCAATAACTGCTTTTCAAGCAATATCATAAACAATTCAGAAAATTTAGAACGTAGTCTTGTAATAAATTTAGAAAACTTAATCTCATCTCTTGTTATTTCTGACGCTCTACCAACATTGAACTGAGTTTCTTGTTCTAATCTTGATACAGGAACATTCAATGACTCATATAGTTTACGTCTGAAATATTGTACATCATCTAACTCACCTAGATTTTGTCCTCCAGGTAATGTTGTTATCTCTGTACCTCTACCACCTTCTCGTCTAGGTAACCAATAATCTTCAAGCATTGTAAGAAACTTTCTATCATCTCTTACTTCACCAGTATTAGCATCGTATACTAATTTATTCTTGTGCTTTACCATCATATCTCTTAGATACTGTTCAGCTTTTTGCTTTGGTAAGTTACCAACATCAATATAGAATATTCTTCTCTCAGGTGCCCTTGCAAGTCTATAGATAACTGTTGCATCTTCTAGCATTCTCAACTGATTGAGAGGTTTGATTGCTTTATGCATATGTCCTAATATGTTATAGTTTCTTGTGTCCATAACACCACTGTGACAATATGCTATAGCATCAGGTGCTATTTTGATACCTGAATTTGAGTCATTTGTACCTTTACTTTGAAATAAGTAAAACTCTTCGAACTTTTTTGTTAATACTTCTTTACCTAACGTGCTTGCAGTTTGTTCTACTGTTTTTCTACTTCTTACTGGCTTCTTAACTTTTTTAATTTTTCTAGGATCAATGTAACGTAATTCTTTAATACCTAATCTAGGACTCTTTAAGTCTATTACAATATGATAGAATAACTTACCATCAACATACCAGTTACGAAATACATCATAGCCTTTTGTATTCATCTTTAAAAGTTTTAGACAATGTTCAAACTCGTTTCTTATCAAATCTTTAATATCGTCTGAGAGATCTTCTATCTCATCTAAGTTCATCTCAACAGGCATTTTATTATCGTCAATGATAATAGCTTCATTGACAATATCATCAATAGCTTTCTCTGCCTCTGGTTGCAGAGCCATCTCTCTATATTTTGTGATTAATTGGGTTTCACTTTTGATTCTATTATCTAAATCAACTGTCGTACCGAAAGCACCACCCTCGTTGATAGCGATAGCGCCATCATCTTGTGAAGGTGGTACAAATGAGGGTAATGGTGCTTCTCTTTCGGGACGCCCTATACGAAATCCGAATAGTTCTACTGCTTCTCGCAGAAAACCCTTTCTTTCTTCTGCCATATTATATCCTTTACGTGTGTCTTATACTATTTATGACTCACGAAATCATCAATTCGGTTTAAATTCCGCCAGCGTTACCGGTAGTTCCGCCTGATACTTGCCAATAGTCGTACTGAAATGTAACAGTATACTCTTGGATTGTTTCAGCGTCCCACGCCATATCTATAGTAGATACTTCAGATGGGTACAATCCTACAAAATCATACACTCTTAAAATTTCACCTGTCTTTGAGAACTGAGTAACTTGTGCTGAAGCTTTATATAGACTTGGAGCAGAACCACCAGTAGCTCTCAAGTTTCCTTGAACGCTGTTGATTGAATGATTCCATTGTTCCATTGCATTTCGTATACTCATGTCTTCATCATTTATGATAGTAGGTGCCCACTCAGCATAAGTTCTATTTCCTGCAACTTTGATTTGTCTACCAAAGTATGGTACTTCGATTGTTCCTAACGTGGCGGCAGGCACCTGAGCGCCTTTACACATGAAAGGAACAGTAGCATCAGCAACTCCGTTTATAGGATTTGTGATATTTACTTGAAAGAGTGAATTTCTTGCACCACCTGATTTTAGGGCGCCAGCAAACTCATTTACGTTAAAAGCCATGTTTTTTCTCCTGTATCCCTATTTATGTTGCTTTGCCTACTATTTCAGAAAATTCTATGCCTGAACGTACTGCTACAAAGTTAAGTTGAATGAAGTTTATTGAACGTGATGGTTTGACATAAATGTCACCAACAAATTCATTTCTATCAATCACTTCTCCCGTATTGTTTGTTCCGTCACATACAACTGCGAAATCTGTAATACCTCTTCGTCCTTGAACATCTCGTAAGAATGGTTCTACTAGATTTTTAAACTGCGATTGAGTGAAAGCATCGTTAAATTCAAATAGTGTGAATTTGGCAGCCGTTGCAATCGCTTTCTCTAGTACTATGAATAGTCTTCTTACGTTTATTCTATCAAAAGCACTTGGTTGTGTAAGCATTGTCTTATCACCAAACAGAACTGTTCCTTGTCCTGGAAATGATACGATTGGGTTTACACCGCTCTTATAGAGTTCATCTCTATCTGCTTTTGAAGGATTGAATGCTAGTTTAACTGCGTTCTTGACATTACCTCTGTTGTAACCAGCTGGTGAGAACCATGGATCTCTTGTCAAGTCGGATTGTACCATAAGTCCAGCTGTATCTCCGTTTAGAGGCACATATCTGAATATATCGTTGTACTTATCGTACATGTATTTCCAACCTGAATCCATTACACTGTATGAAGATGAAGGTAATGTATTTCTAAATGCTATTACATCTTGTGTTTGCTTACCATCATAGCTATCATTGTTTACTACATCTGCTCTTTCAGGTGATATCACAGCAACACAGTCTTTTCTGTGTTCAGCGATATTGTTGATTAGATGTGTAGCAAGAGTTGTGTCGGCAGATGAACCTAGTATGAGTGATACATCAACATCATCAGCAGATTTAAACTTATTATATCCAGCTGTATAGTTTGCTGTTGTAGGTACACCACCATCTTTACCAAGTGATAAACTATTTGTTACTGGTTTTGTAGCACCACCAAAGTTGTTACCTGAACCTGCTGTTCCGTCATTACCTTTTTTGGCTTCTTGTCCAGCATTTGTCAGACTTGCATTGTGGGCTCCCCAAAATATCCAGTTTGAACCTTGGTTGATAACATCTTTATAGAAGTTATTTCCACCTTGTTCAGTTTTAGCATCAGACGCTGAAGATACATGTGAATATGATTCTATCATAGCACCTGCTGTACCTGTGATATGTCCATCTTCATCTACAACTGCGATATGCATTCCATCGCCTTCAGAATTTACTGTATTAGCTGAGACTGTGGTTGTTGGTGCATGATCAAATGAGTTGAAGAACTCCCATCTTCTTGTAATTGCACTAGCACTTCTAGTAAGTGTGTCACCAGTATAGTTACTGTCTAGTGTGATATTGTTACCAGATATTGCTGTGATTTTTCTTTGCTCTAAGTTTGTACCCAATAATAGTATATCACCAACTACAAAGTCAGTAGATAGTGCGATTGAGTCTTTATTGAATACTAGAGTTTTTGTGTTTTGAGTTATTGAATATGTATGAGTGTGCAAAGTACTTGTGCTTTCATAAGCCGCCTTACTTTGACATACAGATACTTTTATGCTGTTGCCTAAGATACCAGGATATCTTGCAACCCAATCTCCACTACTTGAATTATGTGAATATGACTCATTATAAAAGTCTTCGTTTGAGATGTAGGCGGCGGCAGAGCCAGAAACTGCGTTCTTTGCTACTGAACTGTCTACTACTCTCACTGTAACTAACGAGTTACCATATGCTAAAAAATTGGCTGCCGTAAAGAAGTCATCTGCTGTATTTGCGTTAGGCTTGTGAAAATTAGAGACTAATCTATCTTCTGAGTCGATTAGTACTCTTTGATCAGCAGGTCCCCAACGAAAATGTCCAGCTATCGCTCCAGTTGTTGTTGAAACGGCAGGCACTACAGTAGTAAGATCTACTTCGCTTACATTTACTCCAGGTGATACTTGAAATGCCATTGTTTATCTCCTTCTAAGAATAACAAGATTTTACTTATTGAATTACTCAATATTTATAAAAAGTGTTATTTAGAATACACTAAAGCTATCTTTGTTACCTTGTCTGATAAATTCGTCTATATCTTCTTGTGAGTGAACAACACCTTCTTCTGGTTGTCCGTCATCGATAATAGCAAAAGGTAGTGCTTCATCATCTAACATTCTCAGTTTTTCATCATAAATCTTCTGTCGTATATCAGTATTTGTAATATCTCTAAAATATGTTTGTTTAGCTAACCACGAAAACAAAACGCAACACATAACTAAATCATCGTGAGAACCTTCTTCAGATTCATAACTACCACCTCTACTTATAAATGTTGATAGTTCTACAATCGTTTCATAGTCTTGTACAATAAATTTATCTTGTTCTACCAAGTCTTTTAAGTTAGAACAACCTATCCTTTTTACTTGTTTTGTAGTTCGTATGCCCATAGATGATGAGCCTGAGAATCCACCACTGATTTGTTGTCCTGCTCTACCTTTCATAGAAGTTGCTAACATGTTCTCATATTCTAAATCTTGATGTAAGATATCAGCTACTTGTTGTCCTATGTCATTTATTTCTACTAATACATAAGCTTCGTTATAATACTTTGCTACATTGTATATAATAGTAGGATATAATAATGGTGATATATCTTTACTTCGATACTTTGCTACAAGTTTGTAAGGCATCTGTGATATATCTACAACAATAAAAGCAGAGTAATCTAAACCAACACCTCTTGACACATCAACAGACATCGTGTATATTGCATCTTGTTTTGGTTCTTGATATATCTCAACATCTTGCCATTTCTTTATAGGTGTCACATGTGCTAGTGTTCTTAACTTAGTAGGGTGTATGAGTGTGCCGGCTGAGCCTAGAAACTCACATTCAAATTCTTGTCTAAACTGTTCTTCGGAAGTATTTGCTATTGTTTCTTTCTTCCACTTCTCAGTTCTTCCTGGTACTTGGCTCCAGTGAACTTCTATAGGTACATACTGACTGTTCTTTTCTTCAGCATCAGTCCACATTTTGTAAAAGTGATTCATACCATTTGGTGTAGACACGATAATAACCTTAGATGTTTGTCCAGAAGAGATTGTTGGATAAACAGAACTAAAAAACTCTTCTGCTAGATTATTACCAACAAATGCAAACTCGTCTAAGAATATAAGATTGTATGAACCACCACGAATAGCAGACGATGAAGTGGCGGCGGCGACAACTTTAGAACTATTCTCAAGTTCAATATTACCTTTGTTCCAAGTAACAATGCCTTGCTGTAACCAGTTTGGTAAATATTCATATGCGAACTGTATCTTACCTAATAGATCTCTCGCAAGAGATCCTTTGTTTGCAAGAATGGCTATGTTCTGACTATCTTTAAATAGTATCAACCATAGTATGTAAGCTGTGACTGTTGTTGATTTACCTGACTGTCTAGGTAGTTTACATATACTAAAACGATTGTCATTAAAAGTTTCAACCATTTCTTTCTGAAACTTATATAACTTAAAAGGTACAAGTCCTTTATCTACATTAATAATCTTAACATAGTTCTTTGCAAAATATACAGGATTCTTAGAACATTTGATATATTCTTTGACATGCTCTTTGTCAAAATTTACAGGTACACCCTTTGCTTTTAGATTAGGGTTACCAAGATACGTTAGAGTAGGCATTATCTTACTGGATCTTTTTCTAGCAATATCTCTCTGTTCTTTAGATGTTGCTCTTGTATATCATCTTTTGATTGTCCGTGATAAGCTACTGCATGATGTTCATCAATCATCTTTTGATTTATATTATGTTCACCTGCATACCATAACTCACCAAGTATTCTACCAAACTTACCTTTAGCATCATATGTCTTTGTTCTTAGAGTAACATCACCAGCTGTAACCCACTTTTCTAAGAAAGCTTTTGCTTTAAGTCCAAATACTTTTTCTGTAGCATCACTTGTTCTTGACTCTGGTGTATCTATACCATGTAGTCGTACTCTTTCTTTGTGTATCCAAACACCAAAGCCTAAGTCGATATCTACATCTACTGTATCACCATCAATAACTTTTACTACTTTTACACTATATTCATACATCATCATTCCTTCCAGATATCATCTTTTGCAACTCGGCGGTACTACCAACAAATAAAGCATTTGTCACATTTTGTGGTTGTTGCTTATCATCATCTTCTTTCTTTAAGTCTTTTACTTTCTTTTGTATATCAAGCAAATCTTTGTTAGCGTCTACAAGTGTCTTAGTAAGTTGCGCCACAACTTCAAATGCTCTAGGGTGTTCACTCGCTTTCGCTAAGTCAAGTAAACTATCTAGTGCATCAGTACCTTTCTCAATAACACCATACAAGTTTTCTCTTGCATACTTGTAGTCGTTATCTACATCTTGAGGTACATCTGCTTGCTTTTTTTCTTTTTCTACTTCCACTAAATCTGTTCCTACTTCGAAAACTTTGTTTAGTCCGTCTGTCACATTATTCTTCATCAGTTAAAAAAATCTTCCCTATCAAAAGCAAACCCAAAGTTAGAGTTTGCACTTATTTGTGTAATAGGTATACTTGCTGAACTATTTGCTGTAGGTTGTCCGTTTGCAAGTAACCCTGGTGTTAATGTTAGTCTTTGTAGTTTTTCGTCACTTGAACTTACAATGACATTACCTGTTGCTGACGTTGCTTGAGGATTAAATGTATTAACAAGTGTTCTACGAATAATACCTTTGTTTGTAACAGGTCCAAATAGATACCCTTTTATTTTAAAAGTAAACGTATATATTATCGCTCGTCTTTGTTCAAAATCACCATCATAACTATCTTCTATTGTCATACCATTTAGTATAGTTGGTACATCTACAAAAGTATCTAATTCAGGTACTATCTTTACACTGTTTGTCCACTCTGGACGAAAGTAAGGTAATATTTGTTCTACAACTTGTACAGCATCTTCTTGATTTGCAAACATACCATAGAGAGTCATGTCTAAATCATATGGTGCAGGTGTAAAAGTTTTTCTAAGTGAGTTGTTACCACCGCCTATGCCTAGTTGTTTATGTGTCCTATTCAATACTCTTTCTGGTGCGTAATTCATAGATGTCAATTCAAATGATAGTCTAGGTAAAACCATTGCTATCTCTCGTCTACCATCAGGATCTGTTCTGAGTTTTGCAAGAAACTTTTCTCTTGGACCGTATGCTATAGGTACTCTTAGCTGTTGAACATTATCACCAGCTTTATTAAAACGCACTACGTCAATATCATTAAACATATTACCAAACATGATAATGTATTTTCTTATGGCGCTATGATAGTGAAAATTTCCAAACATTACCAATCAGTCCCTTCGCTAAACGGATTGAGTTCTGAGAAATCGAGAAATCCTGTTTTACTTGTTTCGAAAAATGTATTATTTGCTGTAGAGTTTTCTTGAGATGTATTTGCTGTAGCTTCTAATAGCAATCCATCACCATCTTCAAGTCTTATACCTCCTGTAAATGTCTCAACTGAGAAAGATACCGAAGGTACAAATGGCGTACCATTAACATTCATATAGCCTCTGCCTTGATTTGTAATCGTAATAGTTGATACATTTGTACCTGTTATCTGTGCTGTAGCTGTGGCTCTAATAGAATCTGGAGGATTACCTATATTAACACTAGGTGCATTCTCATAATATTTACCACCATCAGTTATTGTTATACTACCTATATTACCTTTTGCATTAGGTACTGCTATACCTGTGGCGGCGAAATGTACAGCATTGTTTGGTGTACCTATAGTAACTGTAGGTGTAGAAGTATATCCTGAACCACCACTTTGTATTACAATACTTAGAAGAGAGTTGCCTGCAATGGTTGATGTAAGAACTGCATCATCACCTGAAGGTGATGCTGATATAGAAACTGGTGGAGCAGTTGTATAAAAACCACCATTCTCTGTCAATGTGACTGCACTTACAGAACCACCAGATATTGTAGCTGTAGCTGTAGCTGTGACTCTTTGTGTTGTTTCTGGACTACTAAAAGTAACTGGTACATTGGTGGTATAACCAGAGCCTTGTAAGTTTGAATTTACTGTAGCTCCTGTTACAGCTCCTGAACTTATTGTTGATGTAGCTATTGCTTTTTGGGCGGCAGGTGGCGCACCAAATGTTACTGTAGGATTTTCATCATAATCGCCAAGATTACTGAGAGATACACTCGTAACTTTATCATTTGTTAATACAGCAGTACCCAATGCACGTTCTTTAGATGCCTCAAGAAGTATTTGAAAGTTGAGAACATTGACTGTATGTCTGGCTGCCAAGTCATCAATAGCTTTGACACCTGTATCAATTCTTTCATGACTGAACTCAAATAGTTCGCAACGTAAGTCATACATTTGTAGTTGTCCCATCTGATAAAAGATAGGTTGTTTATCTACATATTTTATTTCGTACATTTGTCCTGTGAGAGGAAAGAATATTAAATCGCCTTCAGTAGGACGATTTATTCTTTCACCTTGATTATCTAACTTTCTATCTTGTATACCTATCTCTTCTTGCCATCTTCTTTGTGCTATAGAGAAAGTTATTTGATCTCTTACTTCTACATTAAATCTTGATAGAAACTCACCTTCACCATCGAATCCTTCTACATTTTTTACATACATTTCTAGTGGTAAAGCATTATCGAATTTAGATAATACATCTTCACCAAACAAATCGTCTTCTTTTACGATTGTTCTAGGTATATAAAAATTATCGTAACCATATATTTTGATAGATTCGATAATCAAGTCTTCGATTAAATTTTGCTGTCCTGAGTGAGCAAAATTATCAAAATAAAAATTCGTTGGCATGTTATTATCCAATCATGTCCATGACAGGCATGGAAAACTTTGATACTATTTCTTCTTCTAATCTTTTTATCTCTTCGTCAGCTTCGCTCCAGATAGTTTGTCCGTTAAATTGTACACCACCAGGAAGTTGTAAACCTTCAAACTTCTTGAGATTTTCTCCCCATTGACGTTTGATAAGTTGTGTTGTATATTGTCTTAACCACCAATCTC